ACCAAATCCAAAGGCATAGCCGTTTTGGGGATAACCGTCACCTACCAGATAGCCTGTGTATCCCGTGCGTACCGGCACGTCATTCACACTGCTGGCAAGATAGCTAGTATTGCTACCGTCCAGCGTTGTTTCGTCTACACTTGTGAGTAATGGTTTGCCATTGGCAGGATCAACCGCTAGAGTGTAAAACTGACGAGTTTCATAACCACTCTTGGGCGCATCTGCTTGTGCCTGTGCCACCACTTGATTGTTGATTTGTATTTCTTTGTTGTAGGTGCTCAACAGATCTCTAAGAGTGGTGTTGGCCACTGGATCACCGTTGGCATCTTTGGCCTGCTCGTTGAATATGGATGCAAATTTCTGATTGTCGGTTATGCGTTTGATACGCAGTCTATAAAGATGTGGAAACCAAGTAACGCTGAATCCTTCACTGGCTCTGCCCACATCCTCGATCACATAGTAGCGTGGCAAGCTGAAGTCAAAATCGTTAAGTGCAAAGTCGTCACGTAGGTGCGGCAGTTCAATTACATCTCCGCTTATGGGTTTTCTACCCACATATTTTACAAAATCATTTATATGCACAGTCATGTACAGGGTGTCGTTGTCTATGAAAAGACCAAACTGACTGAGATTGAAATCTATGTTCTGTACATTGTAGATTCCACGTATACGATAGATTTGTGTGTCATAGGTGCTGTCTCTATTTTCTAAAAACAGCAGGTCCTGTATGTTGCCTACACTGGTGTTGGCATAGAATGGTTGATCAGCTGTGGCATTGGCGCTTGTTGTGTTAGCACCGAGATACTTGTGTATGTAAACATCCGTGCCCCCAGCTTGAAACATCTCGCTGGCTTGGCGATCTATAAACTTGTAATCGTGGCTTTTTTCTGGTCTGTACAGTGATAATCTTGGCATATGATATTTATCGCCAGCTAAATATACTTGGAGAACAAAAATATGGATGATTTAGCACCGTCGATTGCATCAAATTCCACACTGGAACGCAACAAGGTTTTTGACTATATAAGAACCATGTTGGGCGACGGCATGATTGAAGTGGAGTTGGATCCTATTCATTATGAAACAGCACTAGATCGTGCATTGAATCGATTTCGTCAGCGCAGTCCCAATGCTGTGGAAGAAAGTTATTTGTTCCTAGAACTAATACAGGACCAAAATGAATACCGATTACCTGATGAAGTTATCACAGTGCGTCAAGTTTTTCGCCGTGCTATTGGCAGCCGTTCCGGCATTGGTGCTGGTGGTTCTTTGTTTGAACCCTTTAACTTGGCATATACTAACACGTACCTGATGTCAGGCAGCATGATGGGTGGCTTGGCCACTTATGATGCTTTTGCTGGATATCAAAAACTAGTGGGACGCATGTTCGGCAGCTACATAGAGTTCCTGTGGAAACCCACCAGTCACTTGTTAGACATTCTACAAAGACCATTTGCGCAAGGTGAACAAATTCTCATTCAAAGTTACAATTTCAGGCCGGACTGGGTGTTGCTACAAGATGTGTATGCCAAGCAATGGCTAAAAGATTATGCGCTGGCCACAGCAAAAATGATGTTGGGCGAAGCTCGTAGCAAGTTTGGCAGTATTGCAGGTCCGGGCAGTCCCATCACTCTGAACGGCACTGCACTGCTGTCAGCAGGCAAAGACGAGTTAGAAAAACTGGACAAAGAACTTGAGAACCTAGTGTCTGGCGGCACAGGTTACTACATGGTAATTGGTTGAAAATTATTTGACCTTGTAACAAAACTGTTATATACTAGAGTTACTTTTAGGGGAGCTCTATGATTATAGGCGTGTGCGGTTTTATTGGTTCCGGCAAAGACACCATTGCTGATTATCTTACCAACTTTCATGGATTCAGAAGAGAAAGTTTTGCCAACAGTCTCAAGGATGCGGTAGCACAGGTTTTTGGCTGGGACAGAACCATGTTGGAAGGCCGGACTACACAAGCTCGTGCATGGCGTGAACAAGTGGACCCGTGGTGGAGTGAACGTTTAAACATGCCCAATCTAACCCCTAGATGGGTGTTACAGTACTGGGGCACTGAAGTCTGTCGCAAAGCATTCCATGATGATATCTGGATCGCCAGTTTGGAAAACAAACTGCGCACCAGCCAGGACAACATTGTTATAAGTGATTGTAGATTTCCAAATGAAATCAAGTCCATAAAGGCCGCAGGCGGAATTGTACTTCGTGTGGTACGCGGTCAAGAACCAGAGTGGTATGAAGTGGCAAAATATGCCAACGAAGGTAAAGAAATGTTCAAGGAAAAATTATCTAGTTACGGAATCCATGCCAGCGAAACTGCATGGGTTGGCACTAGGTTTGACTATGTGTTGGACAACAACGAAACCATTGATGATTTGTACACACAAGTAAAAACTGTTATAAATCTGGCACAAGATCCCCTTGCCGCCATTGATAACCTTCTCGATGAAGAACCCGTTGACAATTGGCGCACACTGTCTTTAGGTTAGCATGTTTGCAATTGTTCAAATTGCCGTCCACATGAAACACTGCGAAAATGTCCGTGTGAGGTGATTTGAAGCCGCATTTATCGCAGGAGTTTTTTACACGATAGCCCGCCTTAAGCCATCTTGGCACTTTGACTCCACGCAGGCAACAGCCACACTGACTTCTGTAGTAGGGCTTTGAATTTTTATAGTAGTTGATAGCTACTGGGTGCAGTCCGCAGGTACACAAAGGTCTCATGCAATTATTTAAGCCTTTTTGACACCTTTTCTCCAGGCTATTACAGCCACAAATTATTCAAATGCCATAAATACATGAACAACATGTCATCATGGAGATCACACAATGGCCATACTTCAGTCACCAGGCGTTAGCGTAACAGTTGTAGACGAATCGTTCTACACACCAGCCGCGCCAGGCACCGTACCTTTAATTGTAATTGCAACTCAAACCAATAAACAAAATGCCGCTGGCACAGGAATAGCTCCTGGAACATTGGCAGCTAATGCAGGCGATGTTTATTTGCTAACAAGTCAAATGGATCTAGGAGCTACTTTTGGTATTCCTTATTTCCAAACTGATGCTGAAAACAATCCCGTACATGCAAGTGAAATTAATGAATACGGACTTCAGGCAGCCTACAGCTTTCTAGGCGTGAGCAATCAGGCATATGTGACTCGTGCTGATGTTGATCTAGCACAACTACAAGGTAGTGGCGTTATACCAGCTGGCAGTCCGGTGGACGGCACATATTGGTGGGACACTGCTACAACAAGTTTTGGAGTTTTCCAGTACACCGCAGGTGGTGACGCTACCAACACAGCTTTTACAGTAAAACCAGTCAGTGTTGTAACCAATTCCATTTACACAACAGGCACGGGAAATTATGCGCCACTTAACAGTTTTGGACAAGCAGGCGACTATGCCATGGTGGCATTGGGCACTGCCAGCCCCTTAAACACACTGTTCTTGAAAAAATTCAACACTCTAAGTGATGGCACAGCTGGCAGCACAGCCGGCAACAACGTGGCTTGGGTAGCAGTGGGTTCAACAGCATGGGTGGCCAGTTGGCCAACAGCAGTGGGTTCAGCGGCTGGGGTGAGTTTCACAACAGGCGACACATTGGTAATTAATGGTTTCACAGCAACTGGTCAAACCACTTACGGCGGATTGGTCACTGCAATAGGTTCAAATGTAACAGGTGTAACAGCCAGTGTGCAAAATGGTTATTTGAACCTGTATTCAACTGGTGTGGACATAGTTGTAAGCGGTACACTTACCAGCGGAGCAAAAACTATCATGGCAGCTGGAACTTACAAAGCTCCTACGTTGACCATAAGCCCTCACTACACAGTGCCACAATACAGTAGCTATCTAAACGCCAGTTCTGTAGCAGGATATCCTACAGGCAGTTTGTGGATCAAGACGACAACGGTAAATCAAGGTGCCAATTGGGACATTGAAAAATACAATGGTACTACCAGCACTTGGATCCGTCAATCAGTAAGTCAATTGTATGCTACCAACCAAGCAGCCATGGCAGCGTTGGATGTGAATGGCGGCGGTATCAATATACCAGTGGGACAAGTGTATATCAAATTCAATGACACTGAAGCTTCACCAGCACAGGCCAATTTCAAGATCTATCAACGTCAAGCCACCGGTGCCACAGTCACAACTTCAGCCACAATTGGTTCAGCAACTCTAACAGCTGGTTCAAATACATTTACTATTACAAGCAGTCAAACAGGTAGCAGTGCATTACCCAGTGCAATCACAGTTACATTCACAGCGGCTGGCACAAGCGCAGATGCCAACACCATGGCAGGTGCTATCAACTCTCAAACAGTCAGTCTAACCAACATAAAAGCATCCGTGAACAGCAGTAATCAAGTGGTGTTACAACACATTTACGGTGGAGATATTCGCATAGTAGACGGTACAGCAACTCCAATTGCCAAATTATTCAACATCACAACAAGTGCAAATTTTGATCCGGATCCAACTAGCAACGGCAGCGACGGCAAATATCTTATCACAGCATGGGCCAGTGTGAATGCTAGCAATGTCAGCTTGGTAGTTCCAGGACCAACTGCTCCTACCACCAATCCAGCCAATGGCACATTGTGGTACAACACAAATATCGATGTTGACATCATGATAAATGATGGCGCACGTTGGCAGGGCTATTTGACCACAGCAGGCAAGGCAGTGGTGAATCCAGGTGTTGGATTTGCGGCAGGTACAACCAGTACTGATCCAAATGGACCTATCATTTCAGCTGTTGCACCCACCGTGCGCAGTGATGCACTGGGATTGAATCACGGCGACATCTGGGTCAGCACAGCAGATCTCAGCAAGTTTCCAACAATTTACAAGTACAACTTCTTGACCAAGAAATGGGTTTTGATTGATGTAACTGACCAAACCAGCAATCAAGGTATTTTGTTTGCTGATGCACGTTGGAACGATAACAGTGCCAATTCAGGAGTCAGCACAGGCGCTGGCACACCAGGCACTATTACCAGTCTTCTAGCCAGCAGTTTTGTTGACTTTGATGCACCAGACCCAACTATATATCCAAAGGGCATGATACTGTACAATCTACGTCGTAGCGGATTCAATGTAAAGAAATATGTTACAGGATATGTTAGTACCAATGCTTATAACACAAGAGTGTCAGGCAGTCCGTTAATGACCAATTACTATCCAGATCGCTGGATCACAGCTTCTGGCAACAATTACAAGGGTGTTGGACAGTTTGGAGCAAATGCCCAACGTGCTGTGGTGGTGCAGGCATTGAACGCACTGATTCAAAGCAACCAAAATATACGTGACGAAGACAGCAGAATATTCAACCTTCTCAGTTGCCCAGGATACTTGGAAACAACTCCTGCACTAGTGGGCTTGAATACCGATCGTGGGTTGCTGTCATTTATTGTGGCAGATGCTCCAGCACATCTCACTCCAGATGCAACATCACTCAGCAACTGGGGCAACAATGTGAACAAGGCCGCTGTGGACGGTCCCGACGGATTGATTGAGAATCATGCTTACTCTGCGGTGTACTACCCATGGGGCTACACAACAGATTTGACTGGTAAAAATATTGTTGTTCCGCCAAGTCATATCATGTTGCGCACAATTGCCTTGAGCGACAATGTTTCTTATCCATGGTTCGCTCCAGCAGGTGTAAGACGTGGCGGGGTCACAAATGCCAGCTCAGTTGGATATGTAAGTGCCCAAACAGGCGAGTTCTATCCCGTGGCATTGAACGCAGGTCAACGTGACACATTGAGCACAGTACATGTTAATCCAATCACTTATATCGGTGGAGTTGGCTTGGTAGCTTACGGCCAAAAAACAAGACAGCTTGTGGCAAGTTCCTTGGATCGTATCAATGTGGCACGTTTAGTGATTTATCTACGCTACCAGTTGAACACTATTTCTAAGCCATTCATATTCGAACCCAATGATACGATTACTCGTAACACGATTAAACAACAGATTGAAAAACTATTGCTTAACCTCACAGCAGAACGTGCGTTGTATGACTTTTTAGTTGTATGCGACAGTTCCAACAACACACCAAGCAGAATTGATGCCAATGAGCTACATGTAGACATAGCCATTGAACCAGTCAAGGCAGTGGAATTCATTTACATTCCATTACGCCTAGAAAATACTGGCGCCATCAAAGGTCTGAGCAAATAATAGGAGAATATAATGGCAATTGCGGCACTATCAAACTTTACGGTACCTCTAGCTTCAGATCAAAGCGCCAGTTCACAAGGCATGTTGATGCCGAAGTTGAAATACCGTTTTAGGATTTCATTTGAAAACTTTGGAGTGAGCACACCAACAACTGAACTTACCAAGCAGGTTGCTGAAGCGGCTCGTCCAAAAGTAGAATTTGAAAATCAAACCATAGATATCTACAACAGCAAGGTGTACTTTGCTGGCAAACCCAAGTGGAGTCCCATCGCAATCAAGTTGCGTGATGATGTAACAAATGCTGTGTCAAAATTGGTTGGTGAACAAAATCAAAAACAATTTGACTTTTTTGAACAAAGTTCAGCGGCTTCAGCAGGCGATTACAAGTTTACCATGCGCATTGAAATCCTAGACGGCGGTAATGGTACAAGCACTCCCAACGTGTTAGAAACATGGATTTGTTATGGATGCTACATTCAAAGTACCAACTGGAATGACTTGAAATACAGCGAGCAAGGTCCTGTAATGATCGATCTCAGTATTCAATTTGATAATGCTGTGCAAGCTCCGAGCGAGCTGGCTATTGGCAGTCCAACAACAGTACAAACCAATCGCGGCAACAACAAGAACGCTCTGGGAGGTTAATCAACAGGCCTACGCAAGTAGGCTTTTTGTTGACTAGTCATAAACTACGTACTTTATAAAATAAATAAATATAGTATGGCCTTTACATCCAACCCCAATCTTAAACATGATCCTGCATACAATCTGCGAGATCAGCGTCATGCCAGCAGATTATTTACTGCGGATCAGTTTAGACTGGCACCCAAGCAAAATTTCTTGTTTCATGTGGCATTTGGCATCAACAAAGCCGCATTAATAAATTCAGAACTGGTACAACGCTATGGCAACGAAATAAACATGCTCGTTAAAAGTGTTGATTTGCCCAACATCACTTTGAAAGCAGACACAGTGCATCAGTACAACAGAAAAAAGAATGTGCAAATTATCAGCGAGTTTACCGATCTCAGCATAAAATTCCATGATGACAACATGGGACTTATAAATCACTTGTGGCAAAACTATTACACCTACTATTATGCTGACCCTAGATCAGCCAAAGTGAATGGTGCATTTGAAAGAAATGCAACCAAAAAAAGCAATTTCATACCCACAGCATATGGCTTGGATAACAAAAGCACAAGACCTTTTTTTGACTACATCAAGATATATCAAATGGCACGCCATGAATATGTGGAATACTATTTGCACAATCCCTTGATCACTCAATGGAATCACAACAAGTTGGACTACAGTAGTACGAACACGGCACATGACTTTGACATGAGGATCAAGTATGAAGCTGTGAGTTACAGTCAAGGCAGTATAAATTCTCAGAATGATGCTCCAGAAGGTTTTGCCCAAACACATTATGATTTTGTACCAAGTCCTTTAACTGGTATCAATCCAGATCCCAGCACAATCAATCCCAGCTTTGTTCAAGCGTTGGATATAGAAACACTAGCCCCCGGCATCATCAACAGCGTGATTCAACAAATCAATTCAGCACAGAATACCAAGCAATCATCCGCCCCGCCCAATGCCAGTGTGTTGGCACCCAACAACACAGCGGCGCAAGGAGCGTTGCAAGGGTTCAGTTTCCCACAGGATAACGCCGTCAATAACACAACCACAGCCACACCGCGACCATGAACACAAACAACAATTTACCCGTAGTTGCCAACAGCCCAGTTGCTGTAAAACAGTTCTTTGACAATTACTTTACTGGCACTGTGACTTTTCCTGCCAACCAAATTGATGCTACCACTGCATTTTTTACCAAGCGTGGCTTTGATAAAGTCAGTGCGGCTTCAACTGCAATCATTCTACTTAATCAAGCCAAATCTGAGAATGTGAGTGTGTTCACACTGTTGGACAAATTCAAGAGTCTCACTGACGTGCAATTGAATCAGATAATCATACAAGTGTTGAATGCCTATCGAGAAAAGACCAGTTTGTTGGGATACAGAACTGCTGTGCAAACTGATACATTTGAAGCACGTAATATCCTAGTGTAATGGCCAGCAAATTCGCTCGCGGCAAGTTTACCATGACTGCTCCTGAAAAATATGTGGGCACCAAGATGCCAACTTATCGTAGCAGTTGGGAACTCA